TATTAGGCTCTTTGCTATGCCGTGGATCATGGTCTCTGCGCCACAGAGATGGCTTGGAGGATACATATGGATGCTTAGTAGAAAGTTCATAGTAGTTTATTAGCTGAAGCATTAAAAATATTAGTATAATCAGCAAAATGCCCCCACAAGGCGCTCTCATGTGGCTTTTGCCACGCTATCATTGGGCTTATTATGTAAGTATTCCCCAATGGGTGGATAGTGTTACAAAGCCAATCATCGAACATCACGCTTGTGTCTTGGTATGTCTCACCTATTAGCTTAGGATGGCGATAAAGCACAGCGTGGGTAGTCCATGCCCCAAAAGTCTTAAATAAATTCTCACTATACCTCTCAATAGGAGCGATAAGATTAGCGCCAAGATAACACAAATCCCAATTATCTGGGAGTTGCATCATTGCTTTATGAAAATGGCTAAAGTCTTTTATGACCACATCATCCTCAAATAGCAATAGAGTCTCATTAGACTCCATTAGTATTTTTTTCATGCTCTTATTAAAGCTCACCTTTGGGCTTGGGTCTGGCTCTGCGTAACAAATAGAGGGCACAAATCCCGTCTTATTTATTTCATTAAGGGCTTGTTTTAGCCTTAAATCCTGCCCATGTGTAGTGAGTACTTTACAAAGCATAAAGTAAAAGTAAGGGAGCCGCACTTGCGGACTCCCTATTTATGAACCGATCAACCTTATTAGATAGCGCCGTAAACAGCCGCACCAGGTTGGAATTGCAGGAGTTCACACCTTGCCTCACAACGGAAAGTGATGAGGTTTTTGATGAAGTCGTCCTGATCAAACTCGGTAGAGCGAACTGCGAGACCGCTTTGCTGAGCAATGGCAAACTTGGTAGTGTCCATAACATAAATCTTGGAAGCTGTAACCAAGCTATGAGGGATAACAGGTACACCAACGATGCGAACATTGCCGTTTTGGTCAATAACCATACCACCAGGCAGGCTATAGTCGGATGGCTTAGTCTTGAGGAGTCCAGCCCATCCTGCGTGTGTGGTGAGGGCAAGGTTTGGAGTCCAGTTAAGAGCACCCAATTGAGCTACATAGTCAATGAATTTCTCAGCGGTGTGAGCACCAGAGGATGAACCTGCGGTAGCACTTGCTGCGATGGCATTGAGGTAATAGGTATCTTCAGCCTTTTGGAAGTCCTCAATCAGCGATTGCTGGAGGTAAGCTTGCAAGAAAGGCAGGTCATCAATCATCTGGCGAGATACTTTAGCATATCCAGCGATGAAAGAGAGAGCTGTGTTCACTACAGTTACATCGTAGTCAACTTGAGCCTTGTCATTGCCTTCTGTTTGCTTACCAAATGAACCCTCACCTACAGGGCTATTGCCACGAGGGAAAGAAACAGAACCTGTAGAAACTGGGATGATGTTGAATACACTACGAAGGTGTGGGTTAACAAAAGACCTCAGGGCTGGGTTGTCTACATAAGAGGTGTAAACAGAACCAGTCAGGTTGTTAGCGATGGTCATAGTACCAACGGCCTTCATGTCCATCTCATAAGAGAAGCCCTTACCATTAGAGCGTGCTGCGTCTTTGATTGACTGCCAGCCCTTCTCAATAGCAGCGCCAATTTCGGATTTGATGCTATTGATGTGCTCAGCATAAGAGGTTGCTACTTTTTGCTCGCTCTTAGCTTGGAGCTTACCAAAGGCGGCCTTAGCTTCCTTAACCTCGGAGATAGCCTCCTCTGCGGTCTTGTTAGCCTTAACCATTTGCTCGTTGATTTGCTCAACACGAGACTCAAATTGCTTAGCGGCTTTCTCGGTAGCGGCTACAACCTCGGCCTTTTGCTCGGCCAGCTTTGAGGCCAGAGCCTCTTCAAATTGTTTCAAATTTTCCACTTTTTTAGATTTTATTGATTATAGAAATGAGTGAGGACACATCCAACTGTTTCTCTTCTTTTTGCTGCGCAGGCTCCTCATGGGTGACCTTTGTGCTACTCATTTGCTCTACAGCTTGTGCCAATTGCCTAACCTTGATCAGGCAAAGTTCTATTGTCTCATCAGTTACATCGCTGTTTCTAATGAACTTTTCAAAATTACGTATTTGCTCCTTAATCTCATCAATATTTTTTATTGACTTGATTCCAAGCATTGGGGTGTGCTCATTGGCACCCCAAGCGGTGAGGCTTGAGCCCTCAAAAAGCATCACCTCGTGTATCTCGTTAGCGGAGTCATTCTTTTGCTCCCTAAGCGTTCTAAAGCCAATGGAATGCTCGGCGATGAGGCCACTTTCCACCATCTTTATAAAGTCTTGGCCTAAGTTATGCTTACCTACTTGAGAGCGGTAAAAAAGACCATAGTTGTCCTCCTTTAGCTCAACAATCTTGCCCAATGGCTTTGATGGGTCATGGTTGAGGAGGTGCTTAATTCTACCCTTGGCATCTGGCCCCCAATCTTGGATAGAGCGTTTAAATGCGCCTGGCATCATTATGTCACCATCGGAGTCAACCATACCAAATGCGCTAAAGTACCCACTCACGATGCCTTGCTTTTGGTCAATGTCCTTAACCTCTAAGCTTTGATGTTTATAATTGTATATCATTCTACTTTGATTATCTAAATTAATACTTTTTTTGTCAATTTGGTCAAGTTTTCTTATGGCCCACTCAATCCCAGCATCTCCGCCCCAAGCGTCCCACATCAAACCACCGCACCCTTCACTATATGGCACATCTTTGTGCTGTTGATGGCGCTTAAATGAGGCCATGCGAGCAATAGTGTCGCGGCTCAAACGCTCGCGGTTAGCCAGCTGCCTTGCCCTTGTCCACCCTACATCAGTTCCGCAATTACTCCCATTCTCCTCTTTATATTTTAATGCTCGCTTTGCGTTATTTGTGGCCGCCTCTGGGTAATCGTTATATGTCTCCTCCTTGTACTCATTAGCCTCATCTGCCTCCTCTTGAGCCAAATAAGCCCTATAAGCTCTATTGGCACTCTCTTCGCTTGTGTACATACATTCACCATCTCCAATCCTCCACCTCCCATTTCCGCAACTTTCTACTGGCATATATTACTCTATTGTGGCTACGTTTAGCCTTGGTTTAAAAATAAGGTTTCCATTTGCATCTCGCTTTGGTATAAATCCAACTGTGCATCTACAATTTATAGTAAAACCAGCGGGGGCTTGAAGGTCCCCTGGTTGCATTGCGACCACAGGCTCTCCCTTTTTCCCAGTTGAAGTGAAAGGCTCGTTAAATGGCACTACCACCCCATCCATCTCCCAATGGACAAACTCATCTTCAGGTATGCGCCTTGTCCTATTGTCTCTCGCACTAATCCACATTTTGTCTACCTCAAAGCCGTGTGCCTCTGCGCCTTTCATCGCCGCCATATTAGAGGCTCTCATCACCTCTGTTCTTACTATCCTCCTTGCTCTAAACGCAGCATAAGCTAATTGCTCATCAGTAAGTATCAATTTCACAATCTCATCCACTCCAAGCCCATCCTCTACACCTTTGCTCACAATGGCTAAAAGTTTGTCTTTTGTGGTCTTTGTTATGTCTGCCACCAACACAAAACCTTGCTTCATCAAAAAGTCAAGGAGTGCCGCAGTCCATTCTCTATTAAAGCCAAAGGTCTCACCTTTTTGGTTTGCCTCTATCTTTACCGCCCTATATGTGGCATTGCCAAACAAGACAGCCGCCTCTTTGTATAAACTCTCAAAGACCTTAATTAACTCCTTCTCCCACAAATCAAGTCCTAACCTTGACCTCGCACCATCTAACCCATACACCTCAATATCTTTAGCAAAGCGCTTGAATTGTTTGAGGATTGAGTCCTTGGTCGCATTAAAATACTTAGTATCTAATTGCGCCCTAAGCCTCTCCACTTTTCTCCAATATTCCCTCCGTTGCTTTGCATTCATTTTCTAATCGTTTGGCATAAGCTCGCCTCACATCATTCATCATCCTCTTCTCTATCAAACAAGTCCTCTCGCTCTCTGTCTTAGGATATTTGGCCATTACCATTATCCATATCTCCGTTTTGGTCATTTGGTATGGTTAAATCCATATTAATTTGCTCCAAAGGCAAAAGCCCTTGATTGACATAGCTAAAGGCATAAGCTCCACCCATTCTCTCATAGTTCATTGCCTCACGCTTCTCATCAAATGTCAACCAATCGGCCATCCTTAACTGGTTCACCATTTGCTCCATATCCTTTTGGAGCTCTGGCAAAGCAGAGATGTCAAAGTCAATGTAAACATCCTCACCAAACCTTGGCACCAACCACTTGTTAAGCTCATCCCTCAACTGACAATTAAGAGGCATGATGGTATTGGTGATGAGGTCACGCATTGCGTTTGAGTAGTTGTTATATGAGCTTGAGTCTGTGTCAAACAAGACAACAGGCAAGCCAAA